CTGAAGATTTGTTATTTGACAATATGTTAAGTACTTCTAAAAAAGAGTTTCTATTGTTATCACTAGAATTTTTAATAACCCTAGCTTTTAATACTCTACGGTATTCTTCATCTGTTAATGTTCTAAGTGTTCCGTATTTATTTTTGTACAATGAATACCAGTAACCAAAGTCATAAGCTTCAGATAATCTTGCACCCAAGAAACCAAAATAAGACCTATCAATAAAGTTTACTAATGTCCTTTCTTCACCAATCAACCTACCAATCACATCTAAGTTCTTACCTGTTGACTTATCTATATCTAAAAAAGTATCAGCTAGAGATAAACACTCTCTTTGTCTTTCTTCTTTAAGTTCAATAAGTGTGTCTAAGATTGCTAGAAAGGGTTCATCACTTCTATGTCTATCTGTTAGCCTAGACCGAGCTATTGTTTTATAATCTTGTTCTTGCACAATATCCCAACCTTATTGTCTAATCTCATCTTCATATTCAGATATTAAATTACCTTCCAAATCTTCAATTCTTCCAATAACATCTACCCCATCAATTGAAATATTATCAATCATCATAATCAAATCAGTTGTTAAGTAAATTGGAAACTGATAGCGTACAAACCAACTTGTATCCATTTGAATAGGTATAGAGTCAATATCTTTATGATCTACTCTGATAGTAAAACCTTGCTCTTTAAACAAAGCTTTATATCTACCTGTGTTCAATAAGAATTGAATTTCCTCCGCAACATCGTAAGCGTTAGATTTTCTACTTCCTTGTACACCAATATTTAAAAGATACTCTTTAGGTTGAGCATGAAAGTATTTACCATTACCAGACCTAATAGCTTTTCTCATAGTTCCTATTGTCTTGTTAGAAACTTCACCAACAAGACCAAAGACAGTTTTTAAATGAACACCGTCACCATTATCTGCGATAAATTGAATATCAGGATATAAAGAGTTTAGAATACTGATAACTACATTATCAGGTTTAATAGACATCTTATTGCTCCTTATGTAATATTCTCAAATGAAAGAGAAGCTAATTGATTGTGTTCAATGACAATAGTTTCAGTACCTAAAGAACCACCAACTTTACCAATTTGTAAGCTGTTAACACTCTGACCATTCACAGTGTTGATAGGTGTAAATAACTTACTCCAAACAACATCTTCACCAACATTTAGTTTAGAGATATACTCAATCAAAGCGTTTTGAATACGAAGAATACCGTCAGTAGGGAATACGTTAGTATCTGTAGTTAAACTAAGTTTAATTTGAATAGGTATGATCTCAGGGCGATTAAATCTAACTGAATAAGGTGTACCATTAATATCAAATAAACCTACTTCAATAGTTCCATCTGTGTATGCAAAAGCTCTGTATTTATCAATTGTCTGAGCAACTTCTTGGTCATCACCACCTAATACCGTTACTACAATACCATGAGCGCTTCTACCCTCGAATGGAAGGTCTTGAATGTTCTCTTGTACATTCACATATCTAACACCTGATAAAGAATATAAAGCTGAGTACATTGATTCTCTATTACCTGTTTGAATAAAACTCTTAGAGAATTTATACCTATTTCTTAACTCTGTATCTGTCTCTAAATTTGTACTTGCAATAGAATCATAAGGATTGTAAACTTCAAACCAACCTAACACTGGAGACTGAATTACATTCAAATCATTAGTTGCTTGTAAAACAGCAGAGAATGTTCTCGATGTTGCTGTTACAGGAATGTAGGATTGAATTACATCAATGTTACCTGTTGTTGAGAAGTTACCAATTGTGTTAAAGTTGATAAACTTAACATGCACAGCGTTATCTTGATCTAAGAAAGCACTGATAACAGATGATGTAGAATTAATTGTTTGTACAAGAGTTCTAGCAACACTGATAGCTGTGTCTAACTGTCCAGCAACAATAGTGATAGGAGGGTATTGATTCAAAGATTCAATTTCAGAATAAGATAGTGAAATTACTGAATCTAAACTAATTGCTCCAACATCTAATACAACACCATTAGCGTTTGTTTGTGTAAAAGTTACAGCATTATCTGTTGCAAACACATCACCTGTTTTAGTATTACTTACATTACTTGCTTCTGGAACTGTTACACCTAAACTACCTCTCAACATTAATCCAGCAATAGCAGGAGTCGGTTGCTTACGTTTAAGTCCTGCAAATAAGTATACAAGCTTTTCTAAGTATATCCCTTCAGCTTGTTCTGGATCGAAAGAGCTGTACATTTGAAAGATAAGTTCTTCTTGAGAACTGTCAACATCTGAGACAATACCTAAGATTCTTCCTAGAATACTACTTTCATCTGTTGATAATGTTTCACCTTCTTCTAATAAAGATGAGAATCTTGTTTTAGCAATTTGTTGTAACTTAGAATAGGAAGAACCAAACTTATCCCACTCTAATCCGTTGTCTGTTAATCTAGCCACTTGTCACCTTTATTTATTATATTCTAATTGCATCAAATTCTGATGGCTGATCCGTCATTGCTTAGCACCACAAACAAGTTCTCATTAGCTAACAAGCTAATTGAATCTGAAACAGTTTGATCTTGCATTTTAACTTTAAAATCACAACGATAAGTTCTTGTTACGTTATCAACAGAGGATACAAAACCAATAATGTCTGATACTTGTTCTTCTTTTAAAATCTCAGCTTGAATTAAAGCATCTGTTGAAGACTTTGTTGAAGTGTCTGAGAAAACATCATTAAACCAATCTATTCCATAAGAGATGTTTAAGAACCAAGTACCTTTTTGTGTTTTAATTCTAATATCTAATCTTTGTCTTAAAGCGTCTTGTCTGTTTAAAGTAGTGAAGATTTGACCATTCTGAAACAATATCTTACCATCTTCCACATTTGTTCTTATGTCCACTTATGTCTCCGAAGATGGTGTGAAGTCTATTCTACATGCAGGAATAGATTGAATCTTTTGTGCGATCTTATCTTGAAGTTGTAGAAGCTTACCTGTCAGAAGTAATATGTCTGCTTGAATCTTCACTAAAGGACCTAATACTTTAGCTAGATACTCTTGAATGAAATCTGTCACCCACCCTAAAACATCATCAATAGACTTAGGGATTTCTAATAGCTTCTGTAAAACCCCATAAGAATCTCCTTGACTTTGTAGAGAAGATAACTGCTCTGTTATAAATTTAAATATGTCGTTATATACTTCTTGCAACATTTCACAAGTGTCTATCTTATCAACACTCTCAATCAATGTATCTAAATACTTAGTTTCCAACATCCTCTCCTTTATTCAATACTTACAATAATTCCATTTGACACAATAACATTTTGACCTAAAGCTGTTTGAAAGCTTCCTGAAACTCCTGTACCAGAAGATAGAGTCCCTTTGGTTTTGATATTAGGACTATCCATCTTAACCATAGCTTCAGATTCAACTGTTGTTGATGAAGATATAATCTTAATAGTTCCATCTTTCTTTACGTTAATCTTGTTCTCATTTTCTTTACCAAGATTGTTGAAAGTTGATACATCACCTAATTCATAATCTTTCTTATGCTTTTCTGTGTTAATAGGGTTGACATTAAAAGGTGAGAAACCTACAAGAGCAATAGCATCATTAATGTCAAAACTTCTATCAAACACTGTAGAGTAAGGTTCTACACTACCAGCTTTAAAGTTATCTATGTTGCACTGTGAGAAGATAAGAAGAACTGTGTCACCTTGCTTTGGTGCAAAGACTTGTCCACTCTCATTAGCACATGCAAATACAATAGGTACGTTTTTAATAGCAGGGAGTTCAGAATATGTGTTATCCAAATATCTTGGAATGTAGAGAGGTTTTACATCTACCCTACCTTGTTTTAAGTTTTGAACATTGTCAATCCTTGCAGGAAGACAGAAGTTCATTTCAGACATTTTATCTGAGAAGAAGTTTCTTAATATGGGTTCTAAATAAATTGTTTCAGCCATAAGCGATACGTAGTATTGCTACCACTCTCCTTCTAAAGATAAAGTCATATTCCAATTACCTGATTCAGTATCACCATCAATACCCACTGTACGCACCCTGTAGTCTCCGCTAAGCTCGTTATCATCTCTAAGAGATAGGGTAACATACACTTGAGGTTCTATCGCTGTATTGATCAAACAGACGGCTTCTACGCTACGTCTTAAAACCTTCTTAGTCTTAGGAACTTTAAGTTTCTGTTTACCTGTCTCTTTATCAATAATAGCTTCACCTTTCTTATTGACTTTACCAATAACAGGTTTTTGAGAGAATACTTTTTCAGAAGCTTCAACAGCAGCACTATACTGTTTAGTCACTGTCTTAGTCTTAACTGTAGGTAAACCTAACAACCCTGTGTCACCATTTAATAGAATAGAAGCTGTGTCATTTTTAAAGTTAAATTCTTTACCGTTTGTCGGTGTTGAAGAAACCACATTAGGGTTAAGAACCTCTCCCCCAATTAGATTATTCATATGTCTCTCTGCACCAAGCTCCGTAAAGAATAGCAAAACTACATTTCTGCTATCTACCACAAAACCTAAACCATACTCTTCACATATCCTACCAAGAATCTCTTTAGGTGTTCCTGAGTAAGATTTACCATAAGGGAATTTCCAACTCTCAATATAATTTGCAATTCTATCGGCTTCCGTTGGATAGGCTGTCCTAATCGGGATTAAGTCGAAGTCAAAACCATCAAAACCTGTATTGTCTACAAGTTCGCCTATAGCCGCAAGGACGCTTTGATTCTCCAACAAAACTAAAGAAAG